TGAATGAGGCTATTGCTTTATGGAAAAACTCACCTAAATAATAATCGTATAACAATAAAGAAAGGAACTAAAAGATGATACTCACTACTGGTAAGATAGTATTCGTTACCGATTCAGATGATTCAGACTGCTATATTGAGAACTTAAGGACGGAGTACAACACAAATCTTTATCGCATAAAGATTGATAGAACGCTTAAACCTCCCCATTACCAGCTATTCCAGGAGTATAAGGAGGGCAAACGAATATTGTGCCGTGAGTTATTTTCTTCCAGCAAGCTGGAAAAGATTGTAAAATATATAAGTGAAAACATTCAATAAGAAAAAGATATGAAACAGACATTAGAAGAAGCAGCAAAAGAATATGCAAATGAAAATTGCTGGATTCCAGAAGAACTACATGATTCAGAGATTCCTGATTATATGGAACATTTTGCCAAGCACTTTATCGCTGGTGCTGAATGGAACGCAAAGCAATCTCCATGGATAAGCGTAGAGGACAGGTTGCCGGATAATCAAGACATAGTATTAGTACGTGGTGAATATGGTGGAAAGTGCACTGCCTATCTTCATGGCAAAAATAGTGGATTTATTACTTACGGAGAAGACGCTTATAAAGTCTTCGGAGAAATTACCCACTGGATGCCAATACCGAAGTTTGACGAATAAATATTAGAAAGGAGATTAATAAATGACTGAAGAAGCAGCAAAAGAACTGTTTCAATATGAACAATCTTTATTGGAACAATATGGGCATATAAGTGTAATAACCTTTGACGAGTGGTGTAAAATTAAAAAAATTAAGATAGAATATACTAGAACAGATTAAAGAGAAAGGAGATTGATATGAAAGCAAAAATAAAAACAACCGGAGAAATTGTGGAGGTTGAGGATTTATATGATGATGGTACTGCCTTAGTGAAGGACAGATATTTCAAAGTGTCAGAATTGGACTTCTTTGAAGATTTTGAAGCCATTGATTGGGAACAGAGGCGCTATGAAATAGCAAAATCTGCCATGCAAGGAATGCTTGCACATTCTACAAGATATAAACCTAGAAATCCAAATACGAATTGGCATAATGCCATTGCGGAAGAAGCTAAAGAATTATCAGACGCTCTTATCAAAGAATTAAAGAAAGAAACAAAGTTATGAGAACAGCAATATTTTTAGGAGCAATAGTAATTGCTGCAAGTATTAATAGCAATTTTATTCATGGAGGCACAGATCTACTATCTGTAGTTCTGTTTATTTTTATAGGGGTAGATATTATTGATTTATGTATTAAAATAAAGAAAGGATAAGTCATGTATGTAGCAAGAGATAAAGGTGGTGATTTATATCTTTTTCAAACAAGACCAAGAAAGGGTGATAAATTACATATCTGGCTAGAGGAATGTATCAATAATATGATTAAGCTTGATGCTTCTTTATTTCCCGAAGTAAGTTGGGAAGATGAAGAGCCGACAGAAGTTGAATTAGTAAAGAAGTTATGAATAAGATATTACTTGCTAACTGTGGAACATTAGAACCTTCTACACTTTCCACTTTAAAAGATAAATGTACCGAATTGGGGTATGAATTAGTTGAGGAAGAAAAACTCAAAGTTGAACTTCCCAAAGAGAAAGTTTACACTATTATGCAGCCACCACCGCCTTTGCCGGATATAACAATGCTGGACAGTCCAGTCAGTAATTGCAGAAAAGTTCGTTCTTATCATGAGGGTGATAATATTCACTACAATAAATGTATCAGCAAACGTAGAAAAAAGAACAAAAATAAGAAAACGCATAGAAGGAGGAAATAACTATGGGATTTACAACAGCAGCGTTTATACGCAAAAATACACCGGAACTCCGGAAAAAGTTGGAGGAATTGGGATATAAAGACGCTTCTACGGTACAAGATAATTATACCGCAATATATACAGATGAGGAAGAGGGCGAGTTTTTCACACAGTATTTATCTAATATTACAGATGATGAAATTGCAGTCGATTGCGGAACCAACGAAGAGCTTTTCATTTCTATAGCAGCATTGAGGGATGATATTGATATACACCAATGGTTTACAGATGGCAAAGAATGGTTCCAATGTCGTTTTTTTAAAGTAGGCATGCATTATTCTGATAAGCCAGAGATTTTGTTTGAAAGATGGCATAAGGCTACCGTAGAAGAGCTAATCGAACACTTTAGAGGAAAGGAGGAAGACAAATGAAAGAAGATTTTGTAACATTAGAGACAGCATATCTGCTGAAAGAGAAAGGAATGTATATAGATATACGATTTCCTACTAAATACATCGCCCAGAAATGGCTACGTGAAACTAAGAACCTGCATGTTGAAATATCCTATATGTATGGGAATTATTGGATATATGACATACTGACGATTCCAAAACATGACATGGTAGGATTGTCGGATAGACCACTTATCCATTACATCACCTACGAAGAAGCATTGGAAGCTGGAATACAGGAAGCATTAAAACTAGTGAAGGAATAGCCATGCCAACAAGTGGATCTCGTTTCCGTTATGAATGCCACGGAGAGATAAAAACCAATAAAGGCATTCTAGTACAAACAAGCCTATTTGGTGTATAACAAATCAGAAATGAAAGTATCACTTAAAAAGGCTTTTACCATATTAGATGGAAGGCTATCAACGAAAATGGATGATGTATATGAAATGCTGAATTTTATATTCTCCGAAAACCTTTATACACATCAAATTCCAACAGCTATGCGAAGGTTAAAAGAGTCGAACCCCGATTGGTTTTCGGATGGAGTAGACATAATTGAATCTATAAAGCAGAATTACAATACAAATGATTTTCAAGAACTCATGGAGATTATTGATAAAGAGTTTTATGCTTATGAGATTGATTTGGGAAAAGTTGAAGCGTTAATAAACTTTTCAGATGGATTATTTCCTAAAGAATAAACACTCAAAATAATAAGAATTATGAACCAAGAAGACCTACTGGCGGAATGTATGAAGGAAGCCATGAAAGTGGAGTTCCTTCATACCAGCGAAGAAATCAAATTATGGGCTTATTCCCTGTATAATGCGAAAATATGGGGGAGGAGTGTGAAGTAATAAACAGGAATTTATTAACTTTGTGCTACATGTCAAGTGGCATGTAGCTAATCAGACGAAAAGACATGAAGTTATCAGTAAAACAGGAAAATTTTTGTAACTACTATATTGAGTGCGGAAACGCATCCGAGGCTTATCGTCGTGCATATCCAAGTAGTGAAAATTGGGCTGATAAAGTGGTATGGACAAAAGCGTCGGCTCTGTTAGATAATGGTAAGGTTTTGGTAAGGGTAAAAGAGCTTCAAGAAGAACTAAAGAAGAAATCAGACATTACAAAAGAAGAAGTATTGAAGATGCTAAGAAGCTTTATGTATGCTGATATACGCAATTTCCTTACCATAAAAAACGGCAATGTTACTTTCAAAGATAGTGAGGACTGGACTGACGAAATGGCAATGCAAGTCGAAAGCGTTAAACAGGGGAAAGAGGGGATTGAAATAAAACTGAATGGACGTACATGGACCATCCAAAGGATATGTAAAATGCTTGGCTTTGATTCTCCGCAAGATATGAATGTAAATATTGTATCTCCTATGACCAAAGAGGAAGCCAAACGAATAATAGAGGACTTATGACAGGAGAAGGATATGATTACATACGAGCATTTTGCTTATCAGGGACGTTAAATTATACGAGATACTTCTTTAAAGCAAGATTCGGTCGCAAATTTGTAGTAAACGACCATCACGTAAGGATATGCCAGGCTCTTGATGATGTGATTGACGGAAAGATAAAAAAGCTGATAATAAATATAGCTCCCAGATATTCCAAGACAGAATTAGTAGTTAAGAATTTCATATCGTATGGGCTTGCAATCAATCCATCTGCAAAATTTCTTCATTTATCTTATTCGGATGATCTGGCTAATGATAATTCAGAAGAGGTAAGGGATATAGTTAAGTCGGAAGAGTATAAGCGTGTATTTCCTTATGTGGACATTAAGAAAACAAGCGATGCCAAAAAGAAGTGGTATACAACAGAAGGCGGAGGAATGTACGCAACGGCTGCCGGAGGACAGGTGACAGGCTTTGGGGCTGGTGCTGTCGATGAGGAAAACGATCTATCCAAAGAATTGGAAGAGTTCAAACCGTCGTCTAAATTTGCAGGTGCATTGATTATTGATGATCCGGTTAAGCCTGAAGATGCAATATCTGACACTCCCAGAGAAAAGGTTAACCAGAGATTTGAAACAACTATAAGAAATCGTGTTAATTCACGAAATACTCCTATAATAATCATCATGCAAAGGCTGCACGAGCATGATCTTTGTGGGTATTTGATGGAAACAGAGCCAGGAGAATGGAATGTCTTGTCTCTTCCGGCAATAGTATATGAGGATGGTAAGGAGAAGGCTTTATGGGAGTTTAAGCACACTCTCGAAGAGTTACATAGGATGCAAAGGGTGAACAGCTATGTTTTTGAAACTCAATATATGCAGAATCCAACGCCTATGGAGGGCTTGATGTATGGAAAGTTTAAGACTTATGAGACTATTCCGATAACCAATAGAGCAATAAGGAAAAACTACACAGATACAGCCGATACCGGAAGCGATTATTTATGCTCTATTGATTACATAGATACGGAGATTGGGAATTTCATTATTGATGTCCTTTTTACGCAAAAAGAGATGGAGTTTACCGAGCCGGAAACTGCTAAGATGCTTACTAAAGACCAAATATCTAAAGCAAATATAGAAAGTAACAATGGGGGAAGGGGATTTGCCAGAAATGTAGAGAAGCAGATGCGGATGATTGGCAATCCCAAAACTCAAGTAAGTTGGTTTCATCAGTCTAAAAACAAAGAGGTTCGCATCTTTACCAGGTCTTCCGAAGTGATGAATCTTACTTATTTCCCTGCTGATTGGGAAAGAAGATGGCCGGAGTTTGCATCTCAACTGAAAACATATAGGAAGAGAGGGGAAAATGCTCACGAAGATGCCTGCGACGCTCTTACAGGAACAGTGGAAATGAGAGGTGAGATAGATGTCTTATACTACAAGAAAGAGGAAATAGGGGCAAATAATCAGGTATTTGTTGAAATACATCCAAATATAAACGGATTATTTGTATTAGTTTCTTTTTGCGTCGTTGGTGGAAAAGTGTTTATGCTTGATTGTTTCTTTTTTGACTCTTTACTTCCGGTTGATCGTCTTAATAATATTGAAGGGAATGTACAGATGGAAATACCTGTTGAAATGAAGCATTATGCGGATGATTACAGGAGGAATGTTAATCATAATTTGTGGGTAAGAGAAGAAGCAACAGACAAGAAAACTATGATTGAATCGTATAAATCGATTATTAAGACAATCTACTTCCCAGAGTCCGACGATTCATTTTCTGCCTTAATCGCTAACATGTCTGATTATGATGGGATTAATAGCTTTGAAGGCATGTATGTGCTATCTTGTGTGTGCGCTCGTGTGAAATCTTTAAAGATGCTATAATTACGAATAATAATTATCTATTTTTATTTGGACTAAATAGAAATTATTTCTATATTTGCAGTGAGGATACCAATCCCTTCGTGTGAAGATGCACGGAACCTATACTTTTTTATGCTATCGGCTCTTTCGTTAGCATGTATGTCCGTAAAGACCACTTCATTTCGTAGGGAATGGTTATCTCAAATCAGATAATCATTCTTTTTATGTCTAAATTAGGAAATTGGTTTCAAAAAAAGATTAATATATCTGCTCCTTCCATGAGGGAGGCGGTAAAAACTATCGAAAAAGATTCTAAAGGGAATTTCTGGTATCTTACCAATTTCTTCTCCCCATCAGGTAAAATCAAAAATGACTATGATCTAACTTTGGATCAAGATAAAGCTGATTCTCTTCTTGTATGTACTCCGTTCTCTACTGTTATAAATAAAGTCGGTTCTCTCTTCGCAAATGGGAGAATATATGTCACAGACAAGGATGGGAATGAAAAAGAGGGATATAACGATATTAGAGAATTGCTGTCACGTCCTAATCCGCTTCAGACGAGAGTAGGATTCTTCAAAGAGATCGAGATGTCATTGAAACTTTTTGGATATTGCCCTATTTTTACTGTAAGATCGTCCAGAAAATCATTGCCACTTGCAATGTATGTTATTCCTGCGCAAATTTTTCACATGGTTTCGTCTGGTAAGCTATTTCGCCAGTATGATATAGAAGATATTGTTTCTAAAGTTTATCTTGAATGGAATGGATTGCAGGAAGAGTTATCTGACGAAGACTATCTTGTAATTTATGATAGTTCTGCTAACATAAATGGAGCCAATCAAGACATTAATTTTTCGTCTGTTACAGATTCGCTCTCTATGCCGGTCAATAATTGGATAGCAGCAATGACGGCTAGCTATCAATTAATTGTAAACGGTGGACCCAAGGGTATAATATATTCCGATTATACAGATAAAATGGGAAATGGAGCTATGACTCCAGAAGAGAAAGAAGTATTAGAAACCAAATTAAAAGAGAAATACGGTATTCTCAATAAATTTCCTATCCTGACATCAAAAATAAAACTTGGTTGGATTCCCTTGAATTATGATGCATCCCAGCTTAAACTTCACGAAGAGGATGAACGGTGTAGTAGAAAGATATGTAATGCAATAGGTATTGACTATAGTTTATTTGATGAATCTAAATATGACAACAAAAGCATAGCGGAAAAATCAGCTTACCAAGGTCTTATTATTCCTGATTCGGAGAAAGTGACAGAAGCTTTGACGGAGGCTATTTGTCCGAAAGGCGTTTTTATAAAGTTAGACTATACTCATATTGATTGCCTTCAGCAAGACAAATCAGCATCTTCTTCTGCATTTCAGAAAATGGCTTCCTCTTTAATTCAATTAGTTGAAAAGGGGCAAATAACTCTTGATGAATCCAGGAATGAGCTGGCAAAGTTTATTGATATTGATCCGGACAATCCCAAAGGTGAATTAAAAACTAATAACTCTATTGAAAATGGACAAGGCTAATAAATATAATGGAAGAATGGGAATGCAATATAAGACATTCTCCATTTATGCTAAAGAGGTAAACTACGACAATGAAAGCCGGACTATTAGCGGTTACGCTGCGATCTTTGGCAATAAAGACAAAGCTGGAGACATATTGGTTAAAGGCTGTTTTTCAAAAAGTATTCAAGATCGAGGTCCGGAAAGTTCTGCAAATGACAAGATAATCATGTTGTGGATGCATAACATGAATGAACCCATAGGACGGATTACAGTATTAAACGAAGATGAAAAAGGACTTTATTTTGAAGCTGTAATAGACGAAGTGCCACGAGGTGAGCAAGCAATAAAACAGCTTGAATCCGGAACTTTAAACCAGTTCTCGATCGGATATCAGTACGTGTGGGAGAATTGCGAATACGATGCGGAAAAAGACGCTTTTATTGTGAAAGAAGTAAAGTTGTATGAAATATCAGTAGTCTCTATCGGTTGTAATGGAGAAACTGAATATTTGGGGCTAAAATCCATAGAGGATGCCGAAAAAGCTTATGAAGAATTAAATGCCGAAATATCTGAAGTGTGTTCAGGGATGCCCGCATCCAAACAACAAAAGATACAGAGAATTATATCAAAAGCAATGTCACTTGCATCATTCAGGCCGGAGAGTCGGAAAGAATCTACACCTGAAGGAGATGGAGCCGACATGCACGGCAATAAGGTAAAATCAATGTTCAAAAATTTAAAATTAAAGTAGTATGGGAAAAGAAGTGAAAAAGGTTGAGTTTAAGGATTTCCTTGATACCAAAGGATTGTCCGAAGACGAATCTAAAGTTTTTGAAGTGTTTTCCAAGGGGCTGGATGGCTACATGGAGGCTCTTTTCGCCCAGTTCATGAACGATGAGATTGATTCAAAGTCAATGAAAGAATCAATTGATAATGCAACAAAATCTATCGAAGAACTGAAAAAAGAAATCAAAGGATTTGCAGATAGTGAATCTATCAATGAACGTTTAAAATCATTTGAAGAAACAATCGTTCGGATCAAAGCCGCGACCGAGAAAACAAAAGGAGGCGATATCAGATTTAAGTCTCTTGGAGAACAAATTGCTGATGCTTGCAAAGGTTTTGTAACCGAGATTAACGGAGTCAAAATAATTGATGTTGAAGCTCTAAAGAAAAAGGGTGGAATTAAATTTGATGTCGTAGTGAAAGCTGCTGCCGCTCCTGTAATGACTACAGGCGGAAGTCCTGTTGCCGGTGGAATTACAATTGACGATCAAATCAGTGTAGCTCCTCGTAAACGTGCATCTATCCGTGACGTGGCTAATGTAGCAAGTATTTCTACTCCGTCCGTAGTATATGCTGAATTGAAAGATGTTACCGGTGATGCTGCATGGGTTCCCGAAGGAGGTTTAAAACCTTCAATGACAGCATCCGTGGAGACTGTTACCGTTTCTGCTGGAAAGGTAGCTTTGACAGCCAAGGTTACAACTGAAGTTTTACAAGATATTCCGCAATTGGAAAGAGAAATTGAAGCCGAGATTATCAATAAGATTGGTTTGAAAGAAGAAGATGGTATTTTCAATGGTACCGGAACCGGTGGCCAGATAAAAGGAGTCGGTGATTCTATTCCGGCATTTTCTTTGACGGGGATTGAAGTATCCAAATCACCTAATATGTATGATGCAATCGTTGCCGCCTATACACAGATTGTAAGCGTGAGCAACATGGCCTACTCTCCGAATGCCATTCGGATGAATCCGGTAGATTACGCAAATATGCAGCTCACAAAGAACGACAATGGTGATTATATCCGCCCGTTCAAGATTGGGGATGAATTGATTACCGGACTCCGTGTAATTCAAGATCCGAATGTAACGCTCGGTTCTTTCCAGATGGGAGACTTCCGTTATCTGTTTATTCGGGATTATGTTGTTCTTTCTATGAGTATAGGCTGGGAGAATGACGACTTTACTAAGAACTTGGTTACTATCTTGGGAGAAAAGAGAATGCTTGCTTATATCAAGTCGCAGTACAAGACGGCATTTGTAGCTGATACATTTGCCAATGTGGTTACTGCTATAACCAAAAGTGCTTAACGTTAAAAGATAAAATATGAAAAGAAGTAATATTAATACAGCAAAAAGCGACAAGTCCTATAATCTGGACTTGTCGGAAGTGCACAAAGTGACATTCCAAAAGGATTTCGGTGCATTTAAAGCAGGGGATGAAACCCATGTTTCTCTTCCGATTGCGATGAAATGGGTAAAGATGGGAATAGTTTCGGAAACTTCTGAAATTACTTCTGCGGCCGCCACCGCAGGATGCTCCGATCTTTTGAAAAAAGATAAGAAGAAAGGAGAATAAACGATGATTATTGACGGCTCATACTTTACGGGAGTGCTAAGTCTCGGTATTATCTGGGATATAGACGATGATTCAATCACAAGAAAGGTAGAAAGGGATAATCTTCAATCGTATATCGACTTATACGAGAAAAAGTATCTCCGAATGGTCTTGGGAAAAAGTATGAGTCGTGAATTCATTGAATATATCCTATCAGGCGAGAATGATGTCGATAAATGGGAAAAACTGAAAGAAAAGCTTTCTAATAAAGGATATAGTCCAATAGCCAATTATGTGTATTTTCACTATGTTAGGCGGTGCGGGATAGTACAAACTCCGGTAGGGACTACATACGCCTCTGATGATAAAAAGGCTGACCCAAACCCTCTTTTGATTTCTGCGTGGAATGACATGGTACAGATGAATGAAGATTTGTATGATTTCCTGGAATCAAATAAGGAATATGAAGGTTTTGTTTTTAATACAACCATGCTTGAATGTATAAATGGACTGGGAATATGAAATCAATAAACGATATATTTAGAGAAATTGTAGCTGATACCGCCAAGGCATACGGCAATAATGTATCTTATATGTTTGGGGATTGGGAGTATATTGCCGGTCAATTAACCGAATGGAGTCAGTCTCAAGAGAAAAGCAAGCTAAAGTTTCCTATTATATGCCTCTATTCTCCATATATTGAGGATCGTACATCTAAAGTTCCAAACGCCAGCCTTGAGTTTATTATTATGGTTGATACACTCAAAAAATATACCAATGAAGAAAGGGAAAGAGTATCATTTGTGTCGGTTCTCCGGCCAATATATGAAGCATTCATAAAAAGTATACTATCTTCTCCCGATCTAGTAAATGAGTATAACGGTATAATTCCTCATTTATATACGGAAAACTACCGGTATGGCAGAAAAGGTGTGGAAGCTGATGGTAAACCATTTAGAGACTTCATCGACGCTATCGAGATAAAGAATTTGAATATTAAAATTAAAAATATTAAGTGCTATGGCAACAGAATTTAGAGAATGTGCCGGTGTAGCTCAATTTAATACCGGTACTTCAAAATGTTTGCTTGATCCTGGAAAGGTAAAAGCTATTATCCTTACAATGCACGGGTACAAACTTCCGGCAAATGCAACTGCAGAGCTGTTGGAAGCAGCTTGTCATGACGACAGACCTAATCGAATCTTCCCGATCAAAACTATTATTGAATATGCTCCGTCGGGTGGCGAAGCCAACAAGAGCGCTACTGGATATGGTCCTAACAAAATTACTTCGTATTCTGCAAAGGATGATGTTTGGACTGTAGACGAATACGACGCAAGTTTGAAAGCCAATATCATGGTAGTCAAAGGCGTTGCTTTTGATGCGTACTTCGTAGACGAAAACAATGTTGTGTACGGTATGAATGATGGAACTGGCGTTCTTGCCGGTATTCCTCTTTCCGGTGTGTATCCAGGCGGTCAAGATTGGGATTCATCCGGTACGGAAGCCAACCTTACCATAGGAACTATGTTCAAGGACTACGAGAAATACGTGAAGAATGCTGATTACCGTGTATATAAGTTTGATGTAGTAGAAGCCTTAAAAGGGCTTGTCTATGTGGATCTTGTAAAAATGGACTCCGGAGAAAACAATTACAAGCTGAAAGAGCATTTCGGTAATCTTGATGTTACTTCTTTCTTTGGTGCGGCACTGGCAGAAGGTGCAACAAGTTGTTTTGATGGTAGTGTGTCTGCCGTTAAATATGAGAACGGAAATTTGGTTATCACGGCTACAGGAACTCCTTCATTAAAATCACCAAAGGTTCTTCAAGAGAATGGGGTTGTAGGTATTGAGCAATGGGTATCATGAAAGTAGAGGGAATCAATTTCGTAGACGAAGAAGTCCGGAAAATGAAGAAAAAGGAGTTTATTGCTAAGCATAAAGTTCTTTTTTCTGACCGGACTGAAATAGAGAAGGAAAATATCCTCTCTGATATCTATGATAAGATAGTAGGTGTCAGATCTCCTTTAGAGGATACTATTTAAAGTGGTTTGTTTTCAGGAAGGGGGAGGGCGTTTGCCTTCCCTTTTCTCTTATATGTTTGCGTATGGCTACAATAAAAGAAGCATTGGATAATGTGACAGCTTTTGTTAATGGGTTTGAAGGAGAGATTCAAAATACCATGGATTCAAACAAATCTCTTGTTAGGGAATTTGTGACGGAGCAGTTGTATTCAGGTGTAAATGGGAATGATAAGCCATTACGACCGACTTACTTGAATGACCCTTGGTTTGCTACTGATGAAGCCGGGAAGTGGAAGAACAATGCAAAGGGGTATGCTAAGATGAAGAAGAGGATAACAAAACCTACCCCCTCTTTCCAAGGTTATCCGGCTAGGGATATTTATACTCCCAACCTCATTATAACAGGCGAATTCTATGATTCTATACGTGTCTCTTCGTCCTCAAAGGGATTGAAGATAGAAACGAGAGGAAGCGACATAGGACCGGATATAGAAAGGAAGTATGGAAGCGCCATATTGGGAGTAGGAGGGAAGTCCCGTGAATACTTCCTCAAGTATGTGCTTAACCCGGCTCTCAAAAATTACTTTTCAAAATTTGGCGTATTATGAGTTGTTGGTGTCAAGGTAATAAAAGGCTTGCTTCTATAGAGAAAATGCGGGAAATCGCAAGAAAAGCTGCAAAAATGGAGAAATCGGTGTTTATTCTTTATTCCAAGGAGGATGGCAGTATTTGGTATGCAAAAGAGGGGGAAGATTACAAAGGTGTTTTCGTCGAATATATATATCCGTAATACGAAGAATAGAACAATGTTCATGGTGTGTAGTTAGAAAAATTACGGGGGTTATACAAAAAGTGTAGGAAATATAGAACAAAATAGTGAGTTGCTATAAGTTTACTAGTGCATAAGTCGGTTTTAGTACAAAAAGACAAATAAACCACAATAAGCGAATTGTGGTTTTCCGGAAGTGAAAATTTTAGGCTTATAATTGGATATGAAATAAATTTGTGCATAGAAAATAATACGGCTATCCTCACGGCTGAAAGATATAACGCCATCGGTGAGAAGTGAGGAGCTTGCCTTTGGCGCTTTTTTTATATGCCAGGCGTGGTAGGTTCAGCAGGTCGGTAAGGCGTGAAGAGGTTCGAATCCTCGCTTGCTACAAAATCGGTCAAATTAAAATCCCCAAAAGCAGAATATTGACCGAACTGCTAATGGGGACATTTATTTACTTTTAATTTTATGCAATGACATGAAAGCATTAAATTACAGGAGCAAAGATAGTGAAATTATTCCTATCAGCAATAGTCTTTTTGTATCAAATGATGTGAAAGGGGATGATGCAAGTCTAAGTCTTATTTGTAAATCCAATTTTTTAGGGCATGAGATCAATGTATATGGTTCATCTGAATCTCCCTTGTTCCTTGCTAAGGATGTGGCAGAATGGATTGAGCATTCAGATGTATCAACTATGGTGAGAACGGTTGATGAAGATGAAAAGCTGACCCAAACATTGTTTGTATCAGGTCAAAGAAGAGAATGTAACTTTCTCACAGAGGATGGTTTGTATGAAGTATTGATGCAATCTCGCAAGCCAATAGCTAAGCAGTTTAAGAAGGGTATAAAACAAATCTTGCGTGAAATACGCACTACTGGAGGATATATAGCCACCAAACAGGATGATACTCCTGAAGAAATTATGGCACGAGCCTTATTGCTTGCGCAAGCCACTTTGGCAAAGAGAGAAGAAAGATTAAAACAACTTGAAGCCCAAAGCGAGCAGCAACAAGCAATTATAGAACTACAAGAAAAGAAAATAAACCAAGCTACACCAAAAGTAGACTATTATGACAAGACATTATCAAGTACAGGATATCTTACAGTAAATATGATAGCGGCTTGTTTGGGAATTTCCGACATCAAGTTGAATAAGCTTCTTTGCCAATGGGGAATACAGTATAAGGAAAGTGGGGTGTATTATCTCTATTCTAAATACAGAAACAAAGGGTATACAGTGCACCGCCCATATCCATACAGGAGTAGTACAGGAGAAATCAAGACAAGACAACACATGTACTGGACGGAAATAGGGAAAAAGTTTATTATTGAGTTTTATAATTCTAAAATGGCAGCGTAATATGGAAACACCAATGGAGAAGCCTCTTGCACTTCTTGAAGAAGAGGAAATATTAAAAGTTGAATCAGAGAGAAATTCATGCATTATCTCTCACATCATAGGAGTACCTTTTATGGAGATAGCCTTTTATAAGACCTATGACGGTCTCTTAACCTTAGGTCTTAAAATGGATGGAAAAACAGAGCATATATCTATTGAATCAGCAAGGAAACTAAATAAATATCTGACAGAAATGTTATCAGATATTTAGTCTTAATTCACTATAATACAATAAAGAAAGGGCAGCCCTAAAGCTACCCTTTCCCACCTCCTTAACAAGAGATGTCGCCCGATTTGGTCGTCGGCTATCTTAGTAAATTCTGATTAAGTGTTCTAAGGTCGAATTTAGGACTTTTAGGCTTCCCGGTACACTTTATTACCTTCATCTCTATTCGTACATTCTCCGCCATAATAAGTGGGTACATCTTATCAATCCACTGATCTATTTCTTCGGGAGTCATTCTTCTTTTTCTTTCCATATCGGTATTAGTTTAGCATATTGGATATTCTGATTAACTTCTTTACAAATTCTTCTTCGTCTCCAAATCCTGAACGGGAAAAGTCCCGGAAGGCTCTGAAAACTTTCATGCAAGCAACGCCCTCGATAGGCTTGTAGTCACACTCGAAAGTGCTCATCCGTGGAATCTCAATCAAAGAGAATCTATACCGTTGCTTCTTGCTGGGCTTGAACCCGTTCGGGTAGTACTTGTCCGCCAGTCTCCTTATCCCTTCTACGAATAATTCTTTAGCGTATTCCTTGCTATTTTCCGTGTAGCGGGAATATTCCCTTACGAACGGGATTATCTTCGAAATAAAAGCCGGAAATGTGGCTTCCTCGAATGGCATATAGCTCTGTACTTCGTTGTATATCTTGTTTATCTGTCTACTTTGCTTCAGTGTGAAATAATTCTGTTTCATAGTGCCTTTTCTTTTTTTGATTATAAACTTTTCGATGTAAATGTATGTAGCGTGTGTTATGCTGCTCTTTCGTTATTAAATATCTTATGAAGGAAAGCCCTTCCTAATTCAGTCCATACGGTTATCGTATTGGTTCCTATGCTTCCGTCCGATCGAGTGAACTGACTTGTTCTTGTTTTTGTGTACCCGTTTTCACTATATCTAGCTGTCAGCATCCATTGGCCGGACTGATAAAACATGACTCCCTTTTCTTTTAGGGACTTGTGAAGCTGCTCGGCTGTTCTCAATGACAGTTCTTTCGCCATCTGGGTAGATGTGTAGGTGTTGACTGATTGAAGCACACTATCTACGTATTGCACTTTTGGGGCTGCCTGCTTGATTTCATTTGTAAGGCAGGCGTTTTGCTGTTCCAACATTGCTTTCTCCGCTTTGGCTTGTTCCAGGCGTTTGCTTAGTACTTGCATGGCGTAGGCTATTGCTTCATCGTCGTTGCTGACGGTCGTTACTCCAGTCTTTAAGAGTTCTTTGATACGGTCATTGCACCATAAATAAAAATCTGGAGACAGCCATTGAGCAAAAATTAGTGCTAAATCTTCATATAACCAGGTTCCTTGATTGTTACCACCCTGATTTACAATAACTAATCCCGTTGCGGGAATTCCCGTTTTGGCTGATAATGAAATAATTAGCTCATTAGTTTGTTTCAACGAAAGCCAATCATTTGTACGTTTATTGAATGGCTTTGCCATTTGTGTGGCGTTAATCATTGTATTTTCGCCACTCATAAAAGAAATTTGACTACCTTTGTAGTCGTAAACTACTGGTGTATTCATATAATTGAGTTGTTTACAGTGGGCAGATGCTACGAACGTCTGCTCACATTGTTAATAATAGGTTAGCACATGAAAAACTGTCGTTATCGTCACCGAACATCTTATATCCAGCAAGCAGGCTTAAAACGATGATTGTCATTTCTATCATAATCCTATCTTACTAAATAAGTTTAAATAAATAATCTGCGTTTTCGATAAAGCAGTAAATAGTAAAATACCCTTCTTGACAATCAGCATATATTATACTATTTCCTTTTTCTGAACCGTCTTGTAAAACAGTATATAATCTATTGATTACGATGTTATTTCGGTTAGCATGCTTTATCAGGATATTAATCTGGTCAAGTTTTGTTATTTCTATCATATCCGTATATTTTAATGGTTGGCAGGGCAAAAGCCCTGCTGGTTAATTATAGATTCATGTAAATGCAAGTAAAGTCACATTCTTCATCGTAGTCAACTTCCAGCTCCTTTTTGCCTGCGAAGAAGTTTTTTATTTTGGCTACTGCGTTATCATTTCTTCCATCGAAAGAAAATGTAGCCGATTTCTTTAAAACTGTGACCTCGATAGTTATTCCGGCAATTACTGATAATGTTCTTTCTAATTCTGTTTTCATAATCTTTATTTTTTAGTTGTTATTACTTTATTTCCTTTTTGATGTTACAAATGTAGGGGTTTATGGCAACACAAACAAACTTTGTAGCTGTAAAATGTAGCCGTTTAATAAACTTTTGCATATACAGACATGTTATGGTATATGATTACATACTTATTAACGATTAAATATTTTGATGTAGTAAATAGCTACTTTTGTTGTATTATTGATTTTCTTGTTTTATATTTGTGGCGTTTATTATAATATACTTTTAATATGGATATAAAAAGCATTATTAAAGAAAAAGGCTACACAATACAAGATGTAGCAAAAAAGATGGGGGTTAACAGGGTTACTCTTACTCTAACTTTACAAGGAAATCCAACCTATAAAAAGCTGAAAGAAATAGCAGATGCTATAGATTGTGATATAGTTGATTTCTTCCGTGATGAAGTTTCAAATTTGAGTACACATCAAATAAAAGAGGAAGAACTTACCGCCCTAATTAATCACAAAGGAAACTTCTATAAAGCTAATACAATAGCCGAATTAGAGAAAATTGTAGCTGAAATAAAAGAAATATAAGGAAATATTTGCTTTTTTGTGTATTTGTATGTTAATTTGCTTTCGTACAACCAATACATAATATTATGAGGACTGCATTAACACATTGCTTTTTTATAGTACTAACTTTTCTCTTTGCCTCTTGTGGATCATTGCCAAAGCCTTACTCTTATACAGGCATTCTTGATTATTCAGATTTTACTCGAAATGGCATATTTGTAACAGAATCCCCTACGGTTAATTTTGATTATACTCCTATAGGAAGTTTGGTTTCTAAATCTGAAGGTGGATATATAAATACGACCTATAAAGAGCCTGTCATAAGTGATTGTTTTACCGATATGATAAAAAAGATAAAATCATCAGGAGCCAATGGAGTTATAGGGTTAAAAATTAATTTTGATTACTTTAAAAATCAATACACACACCGTTTATCAAGCATATATGTTACAGGAATGGTAATTAAGTCAATAAATGAAATTCCAGTTGCAGAAGTGAGTAAAGATAACAAAGAGTATTTATGTGCTATAGAAGGTATTGGATGCTATGTAATTGATAGGCAAAATAATGGAATCAAAATACAGACGGAAAAGCTTCTAAACGAAGAACAAATTAGAGCTTTTTATAAGAAACATTCTTTTGGTGGAAAGATGTTACAATTCTTTTTAGGTTCAGAAAGAGAGGCTTACTATGGTATTTCTGATGGATTTATCATTGATTACAAAACAAATTCTTTTGTAAAGCTATAACATACATGAAAAACGTTTTATTTATACTATTATCTTTATTATTCATCTCTTGCTCAAAAGACGATGATAAAATTGATCCTTCCCAATTCATTGGTGATTATGAATTGAAGAGTTGTTTTACCGATACAGACTTTTATTCAGATGCAGAAGGAGGATGCGAAATATTCAAGGTCGGTAATACCATAAGAATAAGTTTCTATGTTGATAAAAACAGCAATGAGAATATTTCTTTTGATGGTTACTTTGACGGAGACCAGCTGTTAACCTCGGATGAAGAAAACTTCGGCAAAATTTGGGAAGGCTCGCTGGGAATATACATAGATCAGGTTGATGGAACTACTTATGAATTTTGGAAATCTTCATATGTAAATTCTGGTGGTTCTTCCTCTTCGGGCAGATGTCAAGCGATAACTCAAAAAGGTACTCAATGTAAACGTAAGGCTAGTAAGGGGAGTATATATTGTTGGCAGCATAAAAACAATCATTAATCATATTTCCATCTCCTAACCAAATAACACAATAGAATCATGAAAGTTCCTTCCCGCCCTTCGCAAGAGGGGCGGTTTTTTGTTTCTAATATAACTGTTATTAGTGTTCTTCCCTTACCTGATAGCCAGCTAGAAACTCGTGGTCTTAGTCGGCGAGAAGATGGGAGTGAAACTGTTAATAATTAACATTAAGAGCTTAGTGATGGTTAAATAACCATTGGAAATGATGAATTTAGTGATCGTTTGTTGGGTGTTTGTTGTTGTATTTGTATATTTGCACGTCGATAAATACGATACGCATAATTATATAGCAATAACACTCACTAGAAATATAGATTGTCTAACAATTAATTATTTCTACGAAAGGAGATAAAAATGAAGCCATTATTGTACACGCAACACACATTGATGATAGAAAACTCTTCTATATCATTTCTTATGCAAATGAATCAACTAAGGGATAAGAAGATGCTCCATTTAGAAAGAGAAGATTTATTTATTTCCCCCCAATAAATAAACAATGTTTGGCGTATAGTATATGATTTAAAATCACCAATTAATATAACGCAATTGTAAAATGCCTATTGTAAAAGCAAAGTCTGAAGAAAACATTATTGCTGCTAATTTGTTAGTAGATAATGGGAAGCTTGCATCATCAATTCATTGTTTATATTACTCTTGTTTCCAATTATCTAAATATGTGTTAGCTCATTATGAGGGATTTAGTTATGATATTCAAGATAGGGAAACTAAATCTGTAGATTCTCATTTTTATATTTCTAGTCATATAAGTGATAAGTTATCCCAAAAGAATAGATTTTATGGAATTGACTATAATACTTATCATAGCACATTAAAAATGTTAAGAAAAAGAGCAGATTATTCTAACGAGGAAATAACAGACAGAGATGTTGCTAGAGCCAAAGATAACGCTGAAAAATTGAACAAATTACTCACTGAAAAATATGGAATATTATGAATGCTAAAGATTTTATTACTGAAAGTTTGGTTAGAATCGCTAATGAAATATCTCAAATCAACATAAGGTATGCTTATGATGAGATTACTAATTTCCATATTATAGAAATTTCTCCAGAAGAAATAAGAAGAGGGGATGAAAAATATATGGAGATGGAATATGAGTTGTGGAATAATTTTCGTACAATGTTTCCTCATGAGGATATTTTAATTTGTGAAATTAGCGATACAAATAATATGGATAATATATTATTTGAAAAAATAGCCCCAATATCCATTTCAGGGTATACTTCTTGTGAAAGTTCATGTGTTATTCCAGATTTTGACGGGATATATCAATCTTTCAATTATACAATTACTGAAAATAATTATACCAATACAATTGAACATTTTAATCTTGCAGCTTAAATTATGACAGAAAAAGTAGCTAAATTCCGACTAAAAGAATATAAAATAAATAAAGCTAACATAGAATTTAATCCTTCTATGCCAATTTCAGAAGACATATCTATTGAGCTTGAAAGAAAAAGTATGTCTAATGAAGACGAAAATCTGTATAGATTAGAATTCGGTGTGAAAATTGCAGATAAAGAACAGAATCTTCAAGTATATGCAAATCTTATTGGATTATTTGAATTTGATTCAAACATAGATGATAAGACAAAATATATATTTTTTAATATAAATGCTCCAGCTATATTATTCCCTTACGTAAGGGCGTATATTTCTACTCTAACTTCTTTATCAGGAATTAGACCGATCATATTGCCAACGATCAATCTTGCAAATTTTGAAGGAAAGCAAGATTAAGAGTAGTGTATAAATTATATATAGAAGCGGACTAACCTCCGCTTTTCTTTTGCCGTTTTATCTTATCTTTATTCATTCTAAATAGCTTGTAAATTTCGCCAATTCTTTTTATATTTGTGCGGAAACTGTGTCAAGTGGCATGGTACTTAATTCGCACGTTATATGGCTAATGAATTAAAAATTACCGATGTTGTCGATCAGAAAGCAATCACCCAATTACAAAATCTTAAAAAAGAGATTGACGAATCCTACACTTCCTACAAAAACTTCATTGAATTATTAGCTAAAGGAATGCAGGATAAACCTGCGTCATTTCAGGATTTATCCAATAAATCGGCTAATTATAACAAAGTCTTGAATGAGCTTATTACCACTCAAAATAAGCTGGCTGATTTACAGAAAGAACACGAAACTCTTCTTCAAAGAATAGCCCAACAAACCAAAGAGAATGCCGCTCAAATATTGGCTGAAGCAAGGGCTAACGACCTTAACGCTGCAGCTGAATTAAAGGCTCAAAAAGCTAAAACCGAGGAACTGAAACAGCAGAAACTTATAAATCAGGAGCGAAAAAAGACCAAATATACTATTGAAGAAGGAATTGCTGCATTAAACATGGAAGTGAAAACCATGAAAGATGCAGAGGAACAAAATAAGATTCTTCGTTCTGCAAGAAAACAGCTTGATTTGACAACAGAAGAAGGACGGAAAACGGTAGAGCGGTTTAATAGTGTTATTGATCGTAATACCACGTTTTTAAAGAAGAATTCCGATCAATTAGTTCAAGCAAAGATGAATGTCGGACGATATAAGCAAGACATTCAATCTGCTGCATCAGAAATATTGAAAGGAAATATTTCTCTTAAAAACATGGGGAATCTAGCCAAGAGCACCGGTGGATTATTGAAATCTAGTATGGGAGTTGGTTTGACAGAGGTTAGAGTTGGAGTTGGTTCTATGATTAAAGGGATGGTAGGCGCACAAGCCGTTATATCCGGATTTCAAAAATTAATAGGACTATTTAAATCTGGGGTTCAATCCATTGTTGATTTTGAAGCTGCAAATAGCAAATTAGCGGCTATATTAGGAACGACTTCAAACAACATTAAAGATATGACCGCTGATGCTCGGAGATTAGGAGCTGCAACAAAATATACCGCAGCGGAAGCAACTAATCTTCAAATAGAGTTAGCAAAATTGGGATTTTCAAGGAAAGAAATTCTTCAATCAACAGAGGGAATCTTGAAATTTGCGCAGGCTACGGGAGCCGATTTACCAGAGGCAGCCGCATTAGCGGGGGCGGCATTGAGAATGTTTGATGCGGAAACTAGAGAGACGGAACGTTATGTATCTGCAATGGCAGTTGCGACAACGAAAAGTGCATTATCCTTCTCTTATTTACAAACAGCAATGCCTATCGTAGGCCCAGTTGCCAAAGCTTTTAATTTTCAAATAGAAGATACTTTAGCTTTGCTTGGTAAACTTGCAGATGCAGGATTTGACGCTTCTATGTCTGCTACTGCAACTAGAAATATTTTATTGAACTTGGCAGATGGAAGTGGTAAATTAGCGAAAGCTCTTGGAGGTCCTGTAAATACATTACCGGAATTGGTTGCCGGTTTGAAAAAATTAAAAGAACAGGGCGTTGACTTAAATACCACTTTAGAACTAACTGATAAGCGTAGTGTTGCCGCTTTCAACGCCTTTTTGACTGCTGCCGATAAAATAGTCCCATTGAGGGAACAGATAACAGGCGTTACAGGGGAGTTGAATGACATGGCTAATACAATGGGGGATAATGTTCAAGGGGCAGTAGCTAATTTGGAATCTGCATGGGAGGCTTTTATGCTTAGCTTTTATGAATCAAAAGGAGTTATGAAAGAAGTAATTGATTTTCTCTCAAAAGGCATAAGAAATATTGCTGATAGCATGAAAGATTACGATCAATTACAAGAAGATGCAAACAATAGGGCAGTCGCAAATGCTCAATCTGAAATGGCTCAATCTGATATATTGGAAAGACATAGAAATAATATGTCAAAATTGTATGAAGAAAAAATAAAAGAAGGAATGAGCGCTGATAAAGCTGCTATTGCTGCAAAAGAAGAATACCTTCAAACTCTTCAAAGTCAATTAGATATAGAAAACAAAGAATATTCAGATGGGATAAAAAAAAGAGAAAATTTAGAAAAGGAAATCGAAGATCGTGGATTATTTAGAAAAGGAACGATATATGGTTGGCTTTATGATAAAACAAGTATAGGGCGTACTAAAAAAGTCATTGAAGAAGATATAAAAACGGCTACAACTGCAGCCGCAGGGAAAAAAGCTATTGCATCCATTACTGAATCTATAATTGATGACTTAAATAAAGTGGACTTGAAGCAAGTAGAGGTTTCACAAAATACTTTAGGAAAAAATCTAACCGATAAAGAACTAAGAGAACTAGAAAAGCAAAGAAAAGAACGTCTCCGTATCCAACAGGAATACCAGCAGTCCGAATTAGATTTGATGGATGAAGGGTTAGGCAAAGAACTTGCAAAGATTCGCCTGAACTACACTAAACGCATTGCGGCTGTTAAAGGAAATACCCAAGAAGAGATTAAAACGAGGGAAAATTTGGCTGTAGCCATGGAAGATGAACTCTCTGAAAAGATCTATACGTATAATCAAAATAAGGAGAAAATAAATTTACAGAACCGTTTGGAGGCTCTTTCTACTAACTCTAAAGATGAATTAGATCAAAGGCTTAGCATACAATTACAAGTAAATGAAATATTAAGAGATGCAGAAGTAAAAGCTGCAAAAAAGGCTGGGGAAGATGTAGAAGCTGTCAACAAGAAATATGATAAAAAAGCCTCTGATATTGCGGTAAAAAATGCTCTTGAAAGAATCGGCTTAATTGAAAAGAATACTACTAAAGAGACAAATATAGTCCAGAATGCAGCAGAAAATGATCTTCGTAAAGAAGAATTACGGTATCGTAAAGGTGAAATAAATGAAAAGGAATATCGTCAAAAGGTTTATGAAATTACCAAAGATTCCATTCAAGAACAATTAAAACTGCTCAATATTCAATTACAAGCAGAGTTAGCCGCACTTGATCCAACTAATGCAAAATCGGATGAAATAAAGAAAAAAATAGAAACTGTAAAGGCAGAGATTAAAAAGCTTAACAACGAAATTGAAGATCTGACGTATGGAAAAGAAAAATCAGATAGGCAAGACTGGGCGGATGGCTTTATTGATGCTATGTCTAATATGAGAGGTGTCGCTGAAGATTATTTAGGTGATACAGTTAATCTATTCAGTTCTTTCTATAATATCATTGGTAAATTGACAGATGAATTTGTAGAAACCGGTAATTTCTCTTTGTCTAAATGGTGGGAAAATTTAGATCCAAAAGAGAAAGCGGCTGTAATTTTAGAAACTTATGCTTCTTTATTTGATGGAATAACCTCTATAGTGACTTCTGCCTTTGATGCTCGTATTGAACAAATTGAAGAAGAACAAGAAAAAAATGAAAAAGCCGGTGAAGAGGAGATAGAACGAATCGAAAAACTGGCAGAAGATGGGGCTATCTCTACAGAGGAAGCGGAAGCTAGAAAGAGAGCAGCCGAGCAAGCAACAGCAGACAAAAACAAGGAATTGGAAAAGCAGAAAGCCGAATTGGAACAGAGACAGGCCAAGTGGCAAAAGGCAAACTCCATTGTTCAGACGACTATTGCTACCTCTCTGGCAATAATGCAAGCATTTGCGCAGGCCGGACCTATTGCCGGTCCTATCCTTGCTGCTGTTATAGCCGCTATGGGAGCTGCCCAAGTAGCTATAATCGCTTCCCAGCCTATCCCTAAGTATGCAAAGGGAACCAAAGACCACCCAGGTGGATTGGCTATTGTCGGTGATGGAGGTAGACAAGAAGTGATTGAAACGGATAACGGTGCTTATATTACTCCATCCGTCCCCACATTGGTAGATATTCCTAAAAGAGCAAAGGTTATTCCTAATTTGGTCGATTACCGCAAGATGTCTTTGCACTCTGACGCTTTGATGCTGGATAGACAAAGGAGAAGTAACGACGGTGAGCCGGTGATTGTTAATGTCAATAACGATTATACAAGATTAGAACGGAAATTTGATGATTTATACGGAGAAAGTCGAAAGACTAACCGAACATTGAGAAAAATATCAAGAGCATCTGATATGCGCTCGATTTTAAGAAGACTATAATAACTAAGAATAAGTGATATGGAAAAGATTACATTAAAAGTGGAACTAGAAAGAGATGATATATCTTGTATATTTAATCTTTCGGGGAATAAACTGTCTGAAGAATTGTGGGATAAAATGAAAGGTAAGGATTGCGTCGTACATGATGAAGATCTGGGAGAAAAATCTGTAGTCTTAAAAATGCTGTTTAGTTCTATCGCTATAGAAAAGTTATTAAAAAATGAATGTTCAAATATAAAAGCAAACAGTCCAAATCAGCAATCTAGGAAAGGTGGGTTTGCTGAAAGAATAAGGGCGATGGAGCAAGAACGAGAAGACATGAGAAAGGGAATACGCCCGCCAGATCTAACTAATGATGAACCAATTGTTTATTAATATAACATAATCAACGTGTGAAGGAGCACGTAAAAACTATGCTATACACCGACCTCGATAAAATCCCACTGGATACATTCATCGATGTATTCACCGGAGATAAAAGCAAACTAATTATCGAAGGAGATCACTCTGAAGAAGAACTATCCGAACAATCGGAAAAGCTCATCACCGAATACGTGGAAATAATCGGAGGCGCCTCTTTTCTGTCTGAAATGTCCCAAAGAAACAATATCATCAATCTTCACATAAAGATTGAGTGTATGAAGGGTGTTGAGATAATGATTAAAAATAAAGATTGGGCGGATGCAGCGCATATTCTTTCAGAGTTCGGATTTTCTTATTTCCCTTCCGAACATGATAAGATACGCAAAAAAGCGGCTTCCATCCTTTCTATGAGTAAATATATGCTTGAACGGATAAATACTAAAGAGAAGCCCGAAAGTGCCTCTAAAATGGATAAAAACTACTTTGTCCGTGAACGTGTCGCAGTGATGTCTCATTATGGGATGCAGATCCGAAAGAATGAGATCAGTGCAAAGGAATACGCTTTCATGGTAAAGCGCATGTGTGAAGAAATAAAATCAATGGGCAAATCACTTAAAAAGAAATAGTAATGTTTAAATGTGAGCTTCTGATAAATGAAAGTGTATATGATGCAACCAATGATCTACGGAATTGGGATGATTTCGATCTTGTTTACAAAAGAAGCATTTATGATGGGGTTGTCAGGTCATTTTCTACCAAGTTTGAGTTTGTAGAGAGGGCATATAATCTTCTAAAGAGTGAATTCTATTCTCAATATCTTGATGCTACGGCTACCGTTATTTTTTCATTGAGGAACAATAGTTGGGAATATGATGAAGTTTTCCGGTGTGCGCTAGATTTTTCTACTTATTCGGAAGATGGGTTAACTGTTTCGATCAATGCTATTGATAATACATTAGCCGCTATTATTAAGGCTAAGAAGAGCATCCAATATGAATATTTGGTATCCGATCTCGAAACTAGTATTTTAAATTATGACAGATTAAGAATGACTAGTAATATTAAATGGGTTGATGGTGGTTCATTAAGTTCAGATGCCAGTTATTCGGAGATAATTATACCTGCTAGAACCGTTAATTGCCTTTTCCCTATTTATATTAACGGTGATCCAGAAATTTCTACAAAAGATGTCGTGGAAATTAGAGATGTTTCTGTCAAAGGATTAACGAGCTATCCGTATGATTTATTAGATACATTCATTAGTAGCCTAAAAGATGGCTTAACAATAAATCTATCGTTTGATTTCTCAATAACATATTCTAGTACTTATCCACAGGTAAGATTAGTGAAAATAAAAAATGGTTCTTATGATGTAATCAAGGCATGGGGCAATTCATTAAATAAAATTGAATATTCTGGAGAAATACCGTTAAATAGCGGTGAAGGATTAGCTTTGCATTTCTGGGCTAGTATTGAACTAGCTATCGATGTGACTGTTCATGTTTCTAATTTTAATTTTTCAGTTACTTTTCAAGATAGAGGAAAAGCTGTTGATATCGATGTAATCTCTCCCAACACCATCCTTTCCAAGCTATTGGATAGTATGACAGAAAACACAATAGATCACAAAGGCGTTATCGATGTTGTACTCCCGTCAGATGACGGGATCACTCCAATTAAGTTTAACCGATTATTAGAGAGAACACATATCATGGCTGCCGAAAGTGCCCGTGGGCTCCCTAAAGCTAAGATATACACCTCTTACAAGAAGTTTTGCGAATGGATGGAAGCTGAATTCGGCTATGTCCCCGTTATAAATGAAAATACTGTAACTTTCAAACACCGTGATAAACTGTTTAGCTCAACAGTAGTCAAGGATCTGGGAACAGAAATAAACAACTATGAGTTAACAGTAAATGATTCTCTAATCTATTCCTCTGTCAAGGTAGGATATGACAAGCAAGATTATGACAGTATCAACGGGCGTGACGAGTTCCGGTTTACCAACGAATTTAGTACAGGGCTAAAACTCACCGACAATACACTTTCTCTGATAAGTCCGTATCGTGCCGATGCTTACGGAATAGAGTTCCTTGTTCAAAAGAGGGGAGAAGATACTACCGACAGCGATAGCGATAATGATGTATTTTTTGTGGATTGTGATGATTCTGTACCGGTAGATCAGCCTTTACCCTTGTACAGACCGTATACCGAAGACCAGCTTTCCGGCCTGTTAAGTCCGGACACTATGTTTAACCTCAATTATTCTCCACGCTTTATGCTGGAAGCTAATAAGAAATACATAGGAGCGTGTACTAATATGCTTAAATTCACATCTTCTGACGAGAACAGCGATGTTTCTATAGATGGAGTAAAGGAGACGGATGATTTCTCAATCCCTGAACGATTATTTACGGTATCAGAGGTTGAAGTAGAGACTAGCGATATTAGTGCTCCAGATGATTTGCTAGGTTTAATATCATTTGAGAACAAAGGCGAAACTATAACTGGGTATATAAAACAATTAAAATTGAATATTGCAAAGGATAAATTATCTTCCTATACTTTGATTGTAAAAGATATAAAGAATTGATTTATCGTTGTATTTATTATAAAATTTATTATATTTGTAGTATAGTGTCATGTGTCACTAACTTATTAAGAACGAAAAGACCTATGATTATAAGTCCATTTACCCCATTATTCTTTCATCCATCTGCAGATAGGCATGGCATTGAAAGTGATTATATTCAAAAATTTGCTCCTTCTGATCGAATATTCGTTCAGGTTATTTCTGAATATTGGGAATCAGATCCAGAAGTTTATGTTAAAAATATAGCAAACGAATATTCTGATAAAATTCATTTGAATTCATGGAATATAAATCAATCTAAAACAATATATTTCCATTCTATAACTGGGCTAAACAACGGGTTCTATACCATAACAATCAATGGCTTTCAGTCTAATGTTTTCCAAATAACGGATGATGTTGTAGAATTATCTGAAACAACCCTTATTCAATATTCTATGAAAGGTAACAATCAGAGAAATGATTGTGCGTTCTGGATCGACAATATGCAGTATTTTTTTGATTTTAGAGCACCTGGCGGTTTTAAAGATGAAAATTGGTCATTTGGAGTAAGCAATGAGCAGTTTGTGATGCAGAATGAAGATGTTATAGAACTGTATAGTCATGAATATTCTTTGCATACGTTTACTCTGGGAAATGCTATGGGTTGCCCTGTCTGGTTTGCTGAATTGCTTAATCGTATTTTATGCTGTAATTATGTCTATTTCGATGGGATTCGATTTGCTAGGAAGGAAAGTAATGTTCCGGAAATTAAACAACAGATCGAGGGGCTAAAAAGTTTTGTATTCAATCAGATGCTACAGAAAGTAAGGACAATGAGCCCCGTTTTGGAGTGGACTAATCAGCTTTCAATAAGAAGGACACAAAGTGATATTTATAGGATAACAGCCGATGATGGCGAGTTGCGAAGAATAAATTCCGGATTAGAAAAAAATATAGTTGAAGAATCTTATATCAATTTGACTAAAGCTACTTCTAATACTGGAACTTCTATTAATAGCGATACTATGGTTGGAGTGAACAGCATCCATCATCCGGGTGTTGACGAACAATCCTATTGGGACTTAATAACAATTAAGACTTCTGATATAGACAACAAGTATATTGGCAGGAAAGGTTATGGTAAACTGGTCGTTTCCGGGCTAGATAACTTAAAGAAAATATTAGCAGACGATTCTATAAATCTATGTGCTGTACTTCAATGTGGAGATTCATATATTAATCTGATTGAGGGTAATGTAATCAGTATGGATGGAGTATGTATTTTAAAGGGCATTAGCGGGTCGGAAGTAAATGATTTGACAAACTTTCAACTTTATCTTGATAATATATATGATTGCCATATTGACAATATTGGGATGACCATTAAGTTGACATGGATATGCGATAATGATTAAAAAAGATAATTATGACAGATTTTGAAAAACAAGAAATTGTAAATCTAGTTTTGAAAGCATTGAAGACAAACAGTTTATCAATAGAGCAGCTAACAAGTATCAAAGAATTACCTGATGATGGCTATTTTGAAATCAGCGGCGGATGTAAGATTTCTTGTAGAGATTTAAAACAGGTATTTAAGTCTTTCCTCCCTGGTATTGATTTGGTAGGATCTTTTGGAAATAGGATTGATGCAGTTATTACACAAGCTTTTTTCACAAAGAAAGTACAAGAAACAAATAAGCATCTTACAAAGATTACTCCTGTGTTCTTATCCGAATCCGAATATGAAGACTTGGCCGTTAAAGACCCTGATACAACCTACATGATTTATGAGGAGGAATAGTCTATGATTTACAAGAATGGTAAGGAAGTAACTTCTATCTTCAAAGAGAACCGACCGATTGCAATTGTGTACAAAGGTTCAAGATTGGTTTGGGAAGCTATCAACTCCTGTTTCGGTAAGGGGTTTTGGGTGAATGTGAAGCCCTGGAATAATAATGAAGGTTGGAAAAATAAATAAATATTATGGCAAAGAAAGTATATGATAAGAAAATAGATAAGCGTCAGGATTGGGGTGGTGACGATAGTACGGGTAATCTTCCCGTAGCTGGCAACCGTGTTCAGGAATTCATTAAAGAGCAGCTCGACACAAAAGCGGGTGTGTTCCATTATGATACAGCCAACAACCGTTATATTGTATTTGCAGATTCGGATAGCCAGGACGCTTATTTTGCCGACCCGACCCAGACCGATTTGATAATTGGAACATTTGATGCTCCATTCAATTACTCGGCAGAAATAACCCTTTCTTCTCCCACGTACAAAGCAATACTGGCAGGAACTAAGAACAACTATATTGATTTCACATTCGACACGAAAAACAAGTCCGGCCAAAGCGTGGGTGAGGATGTGGTTGTTACATTTACCTTCATCCGCAACGGCGTTAAGAAGACTGTTACGGAACGATACCGCTACGGTACGGCTGTTCACTTCAACATAGACAATTTGATTGATACGGGAGCCAATAACATCACAGTAGGCATTGTAGGGCAGACCACATTAGCAGCTACCACTATAGGTATTACTTATCAGGTTATCGACCTGCAACTATCCAGTAGTTACAACGTATCAAACCATTATAACCTAGTGGAGAATCCGGCATCTACTGCCGCCATCCATTACCGGATCAGCGGGTACGGAACAAAAGTAATGGAATGGTATGTAGACGGCATCCAATTGGAATATATCAAGGTAGAGGATGAAATCGTAGATGTATCCACCACCCGCACTAAATACATCTCTGTATCTAACCTTAATCAGGGCAAACACAGCTTGCAGTTCCGGGCCTATACAATTGTGGACGGTGAGAAATTCTATTCTGATACCATCTATCATGACCTGATTATTTATACCGGTGCAGACCGTGAACCTATCATAGGTGTTTCCGCTATCATCCCCTCTGGAAATGACATCATCAAAGATGGTATCTTGCAACTCTACGGTATCCATCAGTATATCCCCTACATCCTTGAATTCTCTGTGTACAACCCTTCAGGTGTAGTGAGCACCGATGCTGTCATAGCGATTGACAGCAAGGCGGAAAGCACCCTTGCCACGCACAACAACGAAGTGGTGAATTACTCGCTGCGCCCGCTTGATTACGGCTTGAAATCACTGACCATAACTGCCGGGAATACGGTATACACCATCGGGATGAATATTGAGAAGTCATCTACTTCGCTGGAAGAGATCAGGGACGGTCTGGTACTCGACCTGTCGGCTATCGGCAAGTCCAACAATGACGCCAACCGTCAGGAATGGGTGTACGGTCTGTTCTCCGCTTCCTTCTCCGGTTTCTACTGGAACCGGGCAAACGGCTGGGTAAACAACAGGCTGCTTATCACGGGCGGTGCGGCTGTTGACGTGAATATAGCTCCCTTTACGCCTGACCCGACAATAACGGGGCGTACACTGGAATTTGAATTTACCACCCGTAACGTGCTCGACGATGACGCTGTGATCTGCGACTTGCGTAATGAAGCCGGAACAGGTCTGCTGATTACCGCCTCGGAAGCTTCACTGACATCTGCCGGAGGAAGCCGTGTGGCGAAAAGGTTCAATTCGGGTGAGAACAAACGTATCTCCTTTGTGATTAACCCCAAGAACGGTGTGACCAACAAGGGGCTGGTCTTCATTTACGTTGACGGCATCAGCTCCGGTTCGGTGAACTATTCAGGGACTGACAATTTCCTGAACGCCAAAACGATGAGAATAGGCGGTACAGGCAAATGCGATGTTGAACTCAAATCGCTCCGCTTTTATAATTCCCCCCTTGACGCTGACCAGATACTGAACAACTTCATTCTCTACCGTGATACTCCGGAAGAGTTGTTAAGCCTTTACGACCGCAATAATATCTACGAGGACGGAACCCGGAATTTCTCCGTAGACAAGCTGGCTGCCCAATGCCCGGTGTTTATCTTTACGGGTGATATCCCAGCCTTGGAGAATACCACCGACAAGAACAAGGCAATTTATGTGGATGTGGAGTATATCAACATGCAGGAAACATGGCGGTCTTTCACCGGGAAAGCCATCCGCCTTACTCCCCAGGGAACCTCTTCTATGGGATTCCCCAAAAAGAATCTTAGACCTTATACCGGCTATGGTGAAGTATGGGATAATATGGGCAAGATTATGGTTGACGGTCTTTATGCTTTCAAAGAAGGTGCGCAGCCTGTGAATGTATGGTGTTTGAAAGCGGACTACGCGGAAAGCTCCGGTACTCACAATACGGGTATTGCCCGGTTGTGGAATGAAGTGATGTACAATGCGCAGGTGAATGGTGAATATGTACTCCGTACTGAAGCCCAAAAGGCAGCGTTAGCCAACAATTATCCTTATGATGTCCGTACGACGGTGGACGGCTTCCCGTGTAACGTGTTCTACCGTCTGACGCCTGACAGCGAGCTGATCTACATGGGCAAATACAACTTCAACAATGACAAGTCAACGGAAAGCGTATTCGGCTTCCGTGATATTCCGGGCTTTGACAACAGCCGTATGCAGTGCTGGGAAGTGCTGAATAACGGTAATCACCTGGCATTGTTCCAAGACGTTGATAATTTCGATGCTGAATGGAAAGAAGCTTATGAAGCCCGATACCCGGACAAGTCAACGAATGTGGCGGACCTGAAAGCGTTCTCCGAATGGGTTGTTTCCACAAAGGATAACGTAGAGAAATTCAAGGCGGAGAAATGGGATCACCTGGATGTGTACAAGACAGCCGCCTATTATATCTACCTGATGCGCTTTGCGGCTGTTGACCAGCCTGTGAAGAATGCCATGCTGACATCGGAAGACGGTGAGCACTTCTTCTTTATCAATTACGACAATGATACTATTAACGCTCTGCGTAACGACGGACCTTTGAAGTATGCTCCGGATATAGACCGCCAGACAATTGATACTGACTATACGGAACTGGTATACGCCTTTGCGGGTCATGACTCGACGCTTTGGAACAACCTTGAAGCGGACGATGAGTTTATGCGGATTGTCTCCGAGGTTGACAATGCCTTGTACATTGCCGGGCTGACTTATGAAAAGACGGTTGACATGTTCGACAACAAGCAGGCGTCCAAGTGGTGTGAACGTATCTACAATCAGGATGCGCAGTATAAATACATCGGTCCGTACACTGATTCGGGCATCAATAACCTTTTCATGTTGCAGGGTTCACGTTCCTCACACCGTAAATGGTGGCTGGGCAGACGGTTCGACCTGTATGACAGCAAGTTCGTTTCCGGGGCGTACAAGGCAAAATCCATAGAGTTCAAGGCTGCGAACGCTCCTGCGGGGCTGACGTTCAGCGTTACGTCCGGTAACAAGCTGTATTACGGCTATGGTATTAACAATGTAGCCGTAGAGACGGGTATTCACCTGAATCCGGGTGAAAGCACCACGTTTACTTCCAGGCAGGTAATCAATGTGGGTGACCCGGTACGCATCTATTCCGCTCCCAATGTTCAGGAACTGGACCTGCATAACTTCATCCCTTACCTGTCTACCGTGAACATAGCGGGGGTGTACGGTCAGGAAACGGGCACCAAGTTGAAGAAACTGGTTCTCGGTGTTGATACGGCGGGAGAATGCTGTTCAGGCTTCTTCCGCCCGC